TTGAGTATAATGATCAAGAAGTTACTTTTGTTGATACAAGTGTTCCAAATAATAAGTATTTACAATGGATAGATAATCTGTTTAACTAGTACTTTATAAAATTTAAATATAACTATGGCAAGTTTTGGTAAAAATAGAGGACCTTATGAAATAGATGGAAATGTTTATATCCATAGAGGAAATCCTATATCTACAATTTTGCACTCTGAGGAGTTTGATTTTATTATTCAAAATTTAGAAGAAGCTTATGAATATAACTATATTTATATTTCAGATAGTTTAGAGCACAGACCGGATCTTATCTCAAATGAAGCTTATGGAACTCCTAAATTTTGGTGGCTAATTATGTTTGTAAATGGAATTACAGACCCTTTTGAAGGTTTTAATATTAATGATAAAATAAGAATTCCTGTAGTAAAATGAACATTTCTAGTCCACAAATTATTCTTAGTTTTAGTAGGTCTGAAATTAATAAACTATTTGGAGGCTTACCGAGGAATCCAACTCCTAAACCTACAACTTTTCAATCTTCTGAACAAAATAATGTTAATATAAATTATAATAATGCTGAATTATTTGAGTCTCCCCAAGATGTAAGTGAGTTAGAAGAGTCTGTAATTGTAGGTGATCCCAACTATATCTCAGTAGACGAGATTGATCTAGCAGATCAAAACTCTTCAGAATTATTTCTATTAAAAAATAGTAGTAATCTTTTATCTTTTACTCATAAGCATAGTACAGAATCTGGTTATGTAATAACTTTAGAAGTAATTGATCCATCTAATGATTTTGAAAAAAGATTCGTGTCTACCTCGCCTATTGAGGATTTAATAGATTCTTCTCTTTTTAGGGATAATCAAAAGTTTGGAAACCCCTTTGCTGAGGATATTGAAAATTTAATTAATTCAAATAGTAGACCCACTCTTCAACAAAAAGTATCTAAAGCTAGAGCAAAAGAGTTTAATAATACATTTCAAGAAGCTACTCAAAATCCTAAAGTTTTGTACTTAGCTTACGGTATTGGAACTAATACTAATTTATGGTCTGGTCCTCATGTTGTTTCTTTAATTGGAGCTAATATTACTTTTGTTGAAGGGTTAAAAGTTTTAACTTTAGAGTTTATCCCTTCTCCTAATCCTTTTGATATCATAAATGAAAGAAAAGGAGTATTTAATTCTGATGGATTAAAGAATTTTAATTTTTTAGGATTAACTATTGGAGTTGAAGCTCAAAGTAAAAGCCTTGCTTGGGACTCCTCTGAAAATAAATTTAAATATCAACCCTCATTTGGTTCGTTAGGTGCTAGATCTGGGGACACAGGAGAAACTAATATAGATGGATTAAATATACACAGAATAATTTGTGATATAGTAAAGGATCTAGTGTATAAGGTAACTGGAAATCCAAATATCATTGTGCTACTTCCAGACATAAATAAGATATGTAAGGCTAACATAGAAGAGCACATATTTAACCCAGACGCTATCGGGATAGTTCCAAATCCTAACACTATCTCTGCTGTAGAGCAAAAAGAGAGAGCAGAAGCAGCAATACAAGCTTCAAACACTATACGAGCTTCTGCTGTAAAAAGATTGAGGGAGTTAGCTGCTGCTTTTGATTTAGTCTGTTATGAAACATTAGATCAAAACGCTAAACAAAGTACTAGAAAAACGGATAATCCAACTATTCAGTATTACCGTGAGGTACTAGAATTTGATGATTTTTCAGAAAGACAAGAAAACCATTTAGAAAATCTAAAAATATCTTTTGGAAAAATAATAAAAGAAAAAAACTATTTACCAAACCCAAAAGAGGCTTTATTAGAAATAATTAATAAAGTATCTGAGTATTCATCTAATTTTGGTATAGAGTTTAAATTTTTTTATGAAACTAATGTAGAGCTTATTGAGTTTTGGGTAAACCAAAGTAAGGATCTATGGACCTTTGGTGATAGTCAATCTACCCTTGATAAAACTAAACCGTTCATAATTTTAGGTGATTATGGTTTAATTAAAAATTTCTTATATGGAAATATTGAAAATTTAGACTCTACCCCTAGTACTAATGAGCAAAGCTCAGTAAGTCCTCAAATACTAAATCCTTTAGATAAATATATAGCAACAACCGCATATACCGAGGATGTAAATAATTTAGTTACACCTAAAGTAGATATATCTGTAGGAGACTTTGGAGACATATATCAGATTCCAGAGACATTTAAACTTGAACAAGCAGATATAGACAAATTTAAAAAGTATAATATTCCTGTTTTTAGGTTTAACACAGAAAATTCTAATGTTTTAGAATTAAATATTAAAAAGAATAATATCTATTTTACGATTCTACAGAGTGTTGCTTCTAAAGAACTATCAAGAATAGCAGGCAATACCTTAAGAGGTGCATTACCTGACAAATATAGAAAACTGGATTTTGCGGATGAAGAGGCAGTTATTCAGTATATTAGAAGTAGGCTAGTTAGTCAAGGTGTTTATGAAGCACAGATGCCTATAATAAATAAAGTAATTAGGGAATACCTGTCTATAAATGCTACATCTGATCAAAAAGCAGAAGAATATGCTTCCATATTAGCTAACAAGTATAAAACAATTGTTGATAATCCTACTCTTAAATTTTATTTAGATCAAACTTTAGCAAAGAATCCGTTAACTATCTATTATGATCTTTTAACAGAGTGTTATAAACGAGGACTCTTTGAAATTGATATCACAGTGCTACCTAGTTTCTATTTAAGTAATACTTATACATTAGGAAAACTAGTTTTATTACTCGTAAATGATACAAAAATAATAAACTCTAAAAGAGAAAAACATTTTAATTTTGGTAATTTTATTTCAGGATTGTACATTATACAAGGATTCTCACATGAAATTGATTCTTCAAACTGTGTAAGTAGGCTTAAGCTTGTCAGACTTCCTTTAGCGGGACTAAACCAACAATGAATATAGTAATAGCAACTCTAAGAGAGCCTTTTGACCCAGCAGGAGATGGATATCTTTCTGTAACAATAGACAAAGAAGGCGGAACTAACCAGCCAGTTAGTGTTAATCCTACTAGTATCTTTGCTTCAGGTAAGGGTATTATAAAAGCACCTTCAATGGTTAGAGGAACTCGTATATTAATAGTAAAACCTGAAAATGATTCTGAATATTATTTTCTAACGGCAACATTTAAAAAAGGTGTAGAAAATGAAGGGCCAAAAGATGCATTAAATAATGCTGTTGGAAGGGCTTTCTTAACTGGGGATAGAACGACGACGATAGCTCAAGGTTCCGGTAGAGATAACTCTTTATTATTACAAAATCAAGCCGGAGTAGGATTAGAGATGAATCATATATTTAATAAAAAATTCAGATCTAAATATATAAAAATGTTTACTCCTTCTGGGAAAAGAGTAATTCTTCAAGATTCTCCTACTATTGATTCCATAGTTATAGATACAGGTAAAGATAGCTATCTAGCTCTGACAGGAGATACTGAAATGGTTACTAAGCCCAAGAGGGGATTAGAGGCTAAAACTAATGGAACACAAAGGTTTACCTCTACAGCGGGCTCCATAGACATCTCTGTTAAAGAGGGACAAGATCTAAGCATATCAAACCACTCTTTTGGCTTTAGACCTCCAATCACAAACCCTCTAAGGACAGGTAACGTGAACATACAATCTGACTGGGGAGACGTAAATATTATGCAATCAGTATCTCCAGCGGGTAAGATTTTCCTGGAGTGTCAAAACGTAGCAGGAGGAGATCAATTAATACAATTAAGAACAGCACCAACGCCTGTTAATAAGATTAAGTTGTCTACTGGAACAGTAGAAATTGATGCTACTACAATAAATATAAATGCCATAGATAGTATAAATTTAAATGCTACTGGAGCAATAAACTTACTTGGAGGTATCATCAACATGAGAGCCTTAACTACTGTAAATATAGATGGAATTACTGGCCTGTTTTTAAATTCAGGAACAGCAAACATACCCCCATCTACACCAACCCCGCCTGTGGTAAATAAGTATCCTTTAGGGATAGAAAAATAGGAGAATTTGTAAATGGCTGGAATTGACGCGGAAGCTTTTTTAAAAGGGAATATCCCTAATATCGGAGGCGGTAGCTCCGAATTTAATACCAATATAGCGTTACAGGAGCTTGCTCAAGGACAAGATATTTTAGGAGCTATTGGTGGAGGTTTTGGACTACCCAGTTGTCTACTAAACTTAACAGAAGGCTTACTAGATTTATTACCAACTCCAGTTCTAGCTTCTATACAAGCTTCTATTTTATATGCCAAAAATCTAGCAAATGATTTCATTTCTAGATTTATGAATTTTATTTTTGAAAAAACAGGAATCTTAGAATTTGACTCCGATTTAGGTTTAGTTAGGCTTAAATCAGATAATGAACTATTAACTGGAATTGCTGATATTATCGGTTTGATACAGGCAGTAGCTTCTTTTGCTGGAACTTTATATGCTAATATTTTAGATATAGCTCAACAGATTGATGAGATTGCTGACTGTCTACAAAGTTTAAGGTCTACAGAGGCATATAAGCATGGAGCTTCTAATAACGATGATTATAATTTATCAACTGAAGAGAGGCTACAACTGTATGAGAGCCGCTTTGGCGCTGCTGCTGAAAGCCTGTACTACACTAGAGAGTTTGTAAATCGTTGCGATAAAGTTCTATCTGATATTGATAAAATTTTAGCAGCTAGGGCGTTAAACCCAGATCTAGAGCCCTGTTTTTCAGATTCTAAAGAGTTAGATGAAGTTTTAGCAAATACCACGTTTAAAAGATGTTCTCCTAAAGATCCTGGACTACCAACGGGTGAGGTTTTTAGACTTACTTATGGACCTCCTGTAACTTCAAACGGCCAGTATGTCCTTACTTCAGACGGTCTTTATTATGATTCCCGCTCTGGGGGCCTAGATCCCATTTACCTAAGTATTTCGGGAATTATCCCTCCTGGAGACAAGTGGAAGTATGACTATGACCCTAATCTTGGAGGCAAGGGAGATGCTATCTCCATAAAATCATTAAATACCTTTACAGATAATATTTTTGATATTACAAGAATTGATGATAGTGTAGGATTACAACAGTATTACGATAAAGACCACTTTTTACTAACTCTTAAACAGCAGAGAGAAAAGAACCTATACGATTTATCCTCTCAACTAACGGAGTATATTACAACCTACGGTGAAGACTCTTCTGTAGTAAAAAATCAACGATTATTAATTCAATCAGAAATATTTAATTACAATACAAAAATTAATAAAAGAAAAAAACAAATAGAGATTTTTGTTAAAGTACCACAAATCTATGCTGATAGTTCTGAGGCGGTGGTCACGCCTGGGAAGGTTCCGATTAACGATTTTTCCTTATTAGAAAAATATAACTTAGAAGTTGATCTAGAAAAACAAAAAGCATTAACCTTAACTCATGCTGATGTAGTAGGTATTGTTCTTCCTATTGATCCTAAGTATAGCCAGTCATCAGCCAAAGCGCCCTCTATAGGCTTTTCACATCTATATGTTCCTAAAATAGGAAAAGGTTCAATGGTTTATGAACCCTCTGGAACAAGTAGTGCTAAAGTGCTTTCCCTGACTGATGAGTTGGTAACGGATGGATTATTTGCTATTTATAACTTTTTAGATACAACTGTTACTTTACCTTCTTCTACAAATTTTAATTCTTTAAACTGTGCTTCTCAAGATACTTACAATAACGCACAACTAATAAGCACTAATCCTAGTAATGTTTATTTTTCAGGAATTAGTATTCCTTATTTTGAAGGCTTAGTAAAAAATAAATCTTCATTCCCACAAGGAGCTTCAGCACTTGGTAGCGTTCTTAGACTACCGGACACTCCTGAGTTTAATAACCTAGCTTACTCTAGATCTGGGTTTACGATGGAGTGTTGGGTTCATGTTCCAAACATAATGGATGCTGAAACTGGATGGTTAAGTGGAACTACTTCATCCTTGACAAAGGTTTTATTGGCAAATGAAAATGTGGGTGTCGCTTCTGGAGTTACCTCTACGGATCATTTAGGAAATATCCGAGATTTAGACTTCCTAGACAACGATAAGTCTAGCTCCTATGTTAGAGGTTTAGTTTGTGGGTTTACTAGAGATAGACGAATTACTCAAGAGTCTGTAGGATACAGTAATGATAATGCGGACAATGATCCTGTATCTTCACTTAGCTTTTTCTTAGCACCTACAAGGTCAAGAGATGCAAGCTCCCTGTCTTGGATAAATAATGATGAATGTCAGGACTTTGAGAGCTTCTATAAAATGAAAGTAGATTTATCAGCAAATGAACTTATTGGAAATGTTTCTTCTCAGTTTGTTCTTATTGATATCTCTGTAGACCCTGATGCTAATGCCATCACATTCTATGCTGATGGACAGGTTATAGCTACATCCTCTATAACAGATGTTTTTGGAGTAGACATAGGCCAATCATTAAATGTTCCATCCTTTAAGAAGCCTAATAGTTTTGAATACTCTGAAGATACAGTAGATGGTCCTTCTACCCTAAAAACAGGCCCTAAGTTAGACCCATTCTACACTCCCTGGATTGTCGGTGGAGGATGGACTGATGGGATGTATGCTTCTGGAAACTTTATGGGTGGGGATCGAGGAGGTGTTGTGAGCGGTCTTCGTGGTCATGTTGGAAGTTTAAAGTTTTACTCTAAACCTCTAGATACTGATGAAGTATTAAAAAACTACAACGCTCAAAAAGGATTATTTAAAAATATTCAAGTATAATGGCATACAGTAATACAGTAAATGTTTATGGAGTAAAATCTCCTAGCTTTATAGAAAAATCTTTTACTTCTAAAAAGAAGAGAACTGTAGGACTTGCTTTTCCTTTAGGAAAAGCTAGACAAGAACTTTTTAAGCAAAGGTCTGGTGTTGAGTTAGTAAAAGACGCAATTACACAACTAATAAAAACTAGAAAAGGGGAAAGGATTATGTTGCCTAGTTTTGGTTGTAATTTAGATGCGTATTTATTTCAACCATTAGATGAAACTACATTTAACGGCATCAAACAAGAAATTCTAACATCTTTTGAAAGATATATAGTAGGAGCTAGAATCTTAAAACTAACCGTACTCCCCTTGGGGGAGGCAGGTCCATTAGGAGGAAACTCTTTAAAGATTACGCTAAGAGTTCGATTGGAAGAGGACGACTTAGCAATTTTTGATATACCTATAACATTATCATGAACTTATCAGGAACCGTACAATCAGATTACCTAAAGCTTAGTACCCTACCATTATTAAAAAGAAAAAATTTAATTAATTTTTCTAATAATGATTTTATAGCTATTAGGGAATCCTTGATTAATTACGCTAAGGCGGCATACCCAGGCGAGTATGAATATTTTGTTGAATCCGATTTAGGTATGATGTTTATTGAAATGATAGCATACCTAGGTTCAGTAATGTCTCTTAAAGCGGATATGTTAGCTAATGAAAATTATCTATCTACAGCGATTCAAAGAAAAAGTATATCAAAGCTCCTTAGACTTTTAGGAGTAAGAATGAGAGGACCTTTATCCGCCGCATCAGATGCTCAGTTAGTTTTATCTAATACTCCTGGTGGTCAGTTTACTATAAATGCACAGGATCGTGTATTCTCTGTAAACTCCCCAGAGGACGGAGGTGTTGTCAATTATACCTTATACACAGTTACAAATGGATTAGTTAACAACTTACCCTCAGATACTGGAGATTTAACGATAAGGACTCTTAATTCGTCTAACCCTACAACCAATACAATTTATGATAATTTAGCATTTCAAGAGGGGTCTTTAGTTACAGAGCGTGGAAGCTTTAACTCCTCAGAATCCTTAAAAAGTATTGTACTAAACGAAGGTCCTGTCATTGATGGAAGTGTACAGATTTATATTACTTCTAATGATTCTGATGTAGAGGGTGCTTATACTGAAGTAGAAAGTTTATTTTTCGCTTCGGGTACAAATGAAAGAATATTTGAAATTTCATATGATGATAATTACAATGCTACCGTTTTATTTGGAGATGGCAGAGTAGGAATAAACCCAGACAGCACTAGCACTTACTTTATCGCCTACAGAGTAGGTGGAGGGACTAGGGGCAATATTCCAAAAAACCTAATTAATACTACAATCAATACAAGCCTAGCTCCAACCATTACAGCAACAATTACAAATTCAAGTTTAGCTACTGGTGGACAAAATGCAGAAACAGTAGACCAAGCTAGATCCTACGCTCCTTTAACTTTTAGGCGGCAAGATCGCTTAGTTACTTTAGACGATTATCAAGTTTTTGCTAATCAATTTATAAGCACCTGGGGTTCAGTTGGAAAAGCTAAGGCTGTTACAAGAAAAGCGTACTGTTCGGCTAATATAATTGATATATATGTTTTAGAAAGAGCTAATAATCTTCAACTTCAAAAAGCTACTACAAACTTTAAAACAAATTTATTAAATGCTATCAACAAAAAGAAAATGGCAACAGACGAAATTGTTATTGTTGATGGGTTGTTAAGAACTATTGATTTAGTAGTAACTATAAAAGTAGATGAAGAGCAGAAACCAAATCAAGTCTCAATATTAAATAAGGTAAGAGATAAAATATTAAATTATATGAATGTGGATAATATTTCTTTTGGTGATGCTTTAAGAATTGCTGAGTTAAATAGAGAAATATTTGAAATTGAAGAGGTACGGTATTCAACCTTAGATAATGTTGAACAAGATATTCAAGTAGGATTTAATGAAATAATTCAACTTAATAATTTAACTATCAATATAGACTTCTTAGCATAATGTCCTCCTCGTTTAGAAAAAAACAAAAAAACTACACTAAAGTAAGTTTTGTTGATTTAGTTAAAAAGATAACTCCTCAAGTATATGAAGAGGAAGATCTTACTATTAGTGGATTAGGACTAACCCCCTTTGATCAAATCATAAATAGTCATCTTAGGATAGCTAACAATATTTCTAATTTTATATCCCTATCTTCCATACCAAATTCTGATACTGAAAATTTAAATAATGTTTCAGGGATATCTAAATATTTTGTAAAACAGAACGAGCTAACTAGGATCTCTCCCTATAGTTTTGAAAGTAATATTTTATTACCGTTAGGGACTACCATGAAGAACTTTTCAACAAGTTCTTCCTTTGAGTCCTATTTATCCTCAAATCTATTACCATTAATAATTCCAGCGTCAGAGACAGACGATTCCTCCATAGTCAATAATATATCTACACTATCTGCCTTAGTTGGAAACACAGAAGCCTCTAGTATTCATAATTACTTAGCTGATACTTTAGGGTGGTTCTACTTTTTAAATACATCAGCAGAAGGAGGTTTAGACTACTCCCCCTCCTCGTATGTTTTAAGTAGTTTAAATAGAGTATACACCGGAGAAACCTTAGAAACGGTTGATGGTATAAAAGGGCTAGTTACTTATGTTTGGAGAAACTATGAAACTTGTTCAACTTGGAAACCGTACTCTCCAATACCTACAGATTTTGTATCTGGAACTGCTGATGCAATCGTTAATATTGTTGATGGTCCTTTAGCAACATACACAAGTGGTATTCAAAAGTTAGAAAATCTACTAACTTTGGTTGATGCTGTTTATTCTAATCTATACATAGATAAAACTGATTTTAAAGTCAGAGACGCTTTTGAGGATTTTATAAATTCTGAATCCATCTTAAATCAAAAAAAAGCACAAGGACCACTAACTAAATTCCAAACAATCCTAGGTCTAGGAGCAGCCGACTTCAATGAAGCTGTTGAAAAGATTGGTTTAATTTACGATTTAGATAATGTAGACGCTGAAGGCTTACAAAGGATAGCAGAATTAATAGGTTGGAAGCTACGAGGAATATCAGAAGATAAATGGCGATACCAACTACGAAATGCCATTGATGTTTATAAAAAATCAGGAACTTTAGAGGCTATTCAAACTACGGTAAATAATTTAATAGTTAATTCCTCTTTTGATGTTTCGGGAAAAGCCTCTGAATTATGGGAATCTTATATTCCCTTTTTGATTTGGTACTCTTTAGCTACGGAATCAGATTTATTTTTAAGTTTAAACACTTGGACACAAAGCCTAGCCTCTCAAGCGGGTATACAAAGTTACAGTTTTAGTAGTTTAGAGGAAAATATAAAGATTGTAACAGATACAATATTATTAAGACTGTATAAGCTTTATCCAGATAACTTTACCTTTAATAATAAAGCGTGGGATCCCCCCAGACTTTATAGACTTAACCAGTTTGCTGAACCCACTGATTTATACACAGTTTATAATGAAGACTTTATAAAGCCATTCCATATTTATCGTTATGATGAGCCGATTTATAACTTTAAAAGGAAAGAAGCCCAAGCGTTTGGGGAAATACTAAGCTTTGATGCAGCCTTAACTTATGGACCGCTAGGTTATGGTGTTTACGCTGAGGGTGAGGATATCCCCACAGATGGTAGTAGACCAAAATATCTATCTGCTACAGGCGATTTAAATTTCGTTTATTCCTACAGAGGTCATTATAACTATCCGGTACCTCCTTTTGAAGAGATAAAATACTATAAAGACTGTACGGTTACGGAAGATCTGCTAATTGCTTTAGAAGAGCAATTAGCTTGTTTTGGTGTTAGAGAAGCCTTTGCTAGGCAGGTTAGAGACTTTATAACTAGTGCTTGTATTACTGATAGTACAAATCTAACGACATTAAATGAGTTTTTAATGTTCTTTAGTAGTATGGAAAATCCTCCTAACTATGAAGAAGTTATTACAAGTAATACAAAATATAATTTTGAACTTTTTAGTTTATGGAATGGAAAGTCTTCTCATCTTTTCTTAGATTTTGATAATTCTGATTTTAATTTTACAAAAAATACACTAGAGGCCGATGGTAGATATGCTTTGAAAGAAGCTGCTCAAGTAGCTAATGAGTTCTCCCCTGCACACACGATTATACGAACTAATCTAAATGCTAGTGATATAGATGATGCGTATGACTACTCCTCTGTTTCCTACGATTTTTTAAGTTACAAAAATATTGATTCGTATGAGTCTTATACTTCCGCAGCCTTAGTATCAAACTTTGAACAATCTGGAGTTAGTATGTCTTTTGCTAACGGAGGTGGAGACTCTGATTTCGGATCAGATGATGGTAGAGGGGGTCTTAATACATTTAAGCGGGATAAAGTAGATTCAATTTTTGATACTTTAGCGTTTTCCGCAGATCCAGGAGAGGTGTTATCTACTGGAGTTAATAGAAGGGCTTTAAGAAGAAGAAACTATAAATATTTACTACCTAAGAACGGTTATTACGATAGAACAGGATTTAATGGTCCTGTAAGCTTTGATCCTTCTGTTTTAGAAAAATCTACCACTAGTTCTCTAGGTGAATTTACTTTGGGATATGTTGTTTCCTCTGGACAGTTTTATCCTATTGTGGATCCTATCAGCCCCTCTGGAGTTTGGAATATTTGTGAAGGGTTGAACTCCGAAAAACAATTCTTCGGTGTTTATACTAGCGCAACATTCCCATACAGAGGGCTTTCTTCTGTGGCTCTAAACAATAATGAAAAGATTCCAGAGCTATCCCCTAGCACTACTAAGTATAACGATAGAGGACAGTTACCCTATGTCTACCAAGTAATGCATAACGCTATGATGTCTCAGGCTTCTGCTTATGCTGAGAATCAAATTGAACTTTCTTCATCCGCTTTTGATCTAAACAGATACTGGAAAAACAACATTCAAAGTATAGCAAATCAAGCGGTTGCTGATGGATATGTATTAAACTCTTACAACGATTACTTAAACTTCTCTTTCGGTTCTGGATTACACAAACTCTTTAGAGATTATAATAAGCATTTTGAACACGATCTAGGGGGTTACTACTTAGATAAAACTGGAGGTTCCATTTTTGGACACACCTTTGGAAGGGCTTTATTTAATTGTAATTTTAAGTTAGAAGGAGAGAACGCAACTACAGCAGAAGGGAGCTACATAGCGTCTAGTTTTGCTAGTTCTGTACCCTTAGCCTTCAACTCAGCCTCTGGTGTTTTTAGTGAGTATGGAGTTACCAATTACGGTAGTTATATTGCCAGCGATTCTGGAGATTTATATGTACCAAGAGACGGATCTATAAACCCTGGAGGTAGTTTTCAAGCAGAGTTTAGAAACGCTACTATTTTAAGTGGAGTTGAATTCGTTAATACTTCTGGAGTCTCTGTAAATAACAGCTTTAGAATATATAAGTTAGATGATTCTCTCGTATCTGAAGTTTCTGAGCCACGACTTATTGAAAATACGATAGTAAAATGTAAATCTGTAGACGGGCTTCCTAGAATTAGATTTGATGTCAGTGCTTATGGAGAGGATCAAAATACCTTAATAAAAGACCACAGGTTTAAGCTAACTATTACTGCCCTCTTTGGGGATGAGAAGATTAATAAACTGGGTGGAGGAAAACTAGGGGTTTGGATTCACACAGATGTAGTTGGTTCTGATACTAAATATTTTTGGAGTTGGACAAGAAACAATAAGTGGGAGCTAATAAAAGAGAGTGAAGTAAGTATAGAAAAGGTAACTAGTGATTTAGCAATAATAAAGAACTTTGCTTTAAAGACAAAGGACAACGAATGTTTTATTCATACAGTTCCTGGATACGATCCCGATTCTATTAAATTATCAAACATTGTTTATAGCGACTTTGAACCTTTTGAAGTTAACTTTGATACTAGAAACTTTACAATATTCAATAACTTTGAATATCTAGATGTTATTCCTGTTCCCGAGAGATATCACTCGATTAAGGAACAAGTACACCTAAATGAACTTCAACCCACAAACTACATAATTGAAATTTTTGCTATTCCCCAAAAAGAAAATAATTCTAAATTCTTACTGATAGAAGACATACAACTTCAAGATTTAACTCTTAGAGATTGGGCTGCGGTTCCTCTTGGCTTTGGAACAGAAACTAACTCTACTCCTTTGCGTAGATTTGTAAAAGAGAAGTTATACTATTTAAGCGACTTAGAACTTTTAGAAGTATTGAAGTTCTATAATGGATTACTTGGTAATGGTAGTTCTCAATATACAACAAACTTAGCTTCAAGAGATTCTACAATCACTTCTCCGATCTTAGAACAATCAGGAGGAAGTAGACTAAACTATCGAATTCATCCTGAGTGGGCTACATACACTAAAGCATCAGGAACTAATAATACCTATACCTTGATTAATATTTATAACTAATGAAAGGCGAAGTAGAGATTTGGAGAGGAGACTCCTTAATACATAAAGAATCTAACATGATTGTAGATGGAGCAGGTGTTACCATAGCTGATATGATGACTGCTACTCCATCCCTATCCGCATATGATCCTACTTTGTCATCAGTTTTAGATCCATCAAATTATTGTATACAAGCTCTTTCTTTTGGAACCGGTAAAGATGCTTTTAGTGCTAATGCTCATAATACAGGAGAACCCCTTGGTATTCTTATACAGCAGCGTCAAGTAAACGTCTGGGATAATGAGCAAGAAGAAGCGTTGTTGTTTGTTAATTTTTCTGCTATAGACGGGAGCGCCTATGTTCCAGAAGCAGGATTTCCAGAAGCTCCTAATCCAGAATTATCTCGTCTAGAAATGGGAGATACTACAACTTATCAAGTTCTTCCGAGTACTGCAAACGTATCCTCTTATTTCGTTGGAAATGGACAGCTAGTAAATTTACTACCATCAGCAATAGTTTTAAATACCACTGAGATTACTGGAGCAAATGAAGTTGACAAAAAAGTAATAGGATCTACTTTAGGGTGCTTCCCTCCAGGCGGACTGCCTTCAATCTCTGCAATTGCTATTTTCCCTGATGGATCGGAGTTATCTTCTTTAATTGGCTCTAGTACTTTTAATAGTGCTAGTAGTATGGACTATTCAGGATTTGTTTCTTTTCAAAAAGGTATTTCTAATCCCGCTTCTGGCCTAGTCGTAGCCTCCATAGGAGGTAATTATCTTAATGGGGTGGAATATTCAGTAGAACTAGGACCTGGAGATGTTCAATGCGCTAACTTGTACGGAGGTATATACCATCTTGGTTTGTGGTCTTTAAATTTACAAGAGTCTCTTAGATCTGGAAATATTCCTCCTTATAGCTTTAGTGTACTAAATAATCCTAGGAAATACAGGTTATTTGCCATAAAAAGTTTTAATGTAGATATAACCAAAAATGAAGACAATGGATCCACCCCAGGGTTTACAAACTACGCAATTGATCAAAACCTACTTATTAAATGGAAGCTAACATTCTTATAGTATGAATTTTATAGAAGAAAAAAAAATAAATGGTCATCTAACTATTATTAAAAAATATTCTTCTGGTAAAGAAGAAATTTTATTAGATGAAAATAATATTATTGTTTCTGGTATGGGGTTTGCTTTATCTAAGTTTTTTTCTCATAATCATGCAACTAATAATACTATTCTAGATTACCAAATTGGAAAATTTCAAGTAGGTGTTTCTGGTCCACCAGCAGGAGGAGTTGTTAGTTCAATTTCAGAATTAAGTGGAGCTTTAAGTTCTATTAGTGAATACGGGCTGGGTAGTAACTTAGTGATTGAGTCACTACAACCAATAGTAGGTACATCTGTTGGAGGAGCAAAACCGTTTGCTAATATACCTCATAGTAAGATAACAAGGGTAGGCGATTCTTCTGTTAGATATACTTTAGTTATAGATGAAGAGGCTTGTAACAACCTCACTAGAGATTCTTCTGATGCGTATTTAAACGAGATTGGACTATTTGTAAATAATCCTACAGGACAAGCATCAGAACGACCAATTCTTGTAGCATACAAAACATTCAGTAACATTTATAAAACTAGCGATTTTAGTTTAATCTTTAGATGGACAATTAACTTCTAATCATGGCATTTAAGAGTGAAGACATTTATACAGCGAGTGGAAATACTAAGCTATTCAACGCTTGGACTCCATACGTTTCTAAGTTTGATACTAGCTCCTTTTACAACTGGGAGCAGGACAACCTTCCTCTTTATGATCTGGAGGAAAGAACGTATGAGCTATGGGAACAGCAAGGATGGCCCACTTCTTCTATTCCTGGACTGGCTCTTACGGTGTCTGCTGACGCTGACTCCGCTACACTTCTTAGTGAGAGCACACTCTTTACTGATGTAAGTTCAGCCATCGCTGCCATTCCAAAGATTGTAAGATTCCCTGTTTTAATTGAAGTAGGAAGCTTTGGAGATTTAGGAAAGCTAGAATTACATAATTTTAGATTTGAAGAAAACGGATCAATTGAGATTATTAATAGAAACTTTGGAAGGTTTTTATGTGCTTCCTCTATAGTTACTGAGATTGATACTCCTGATAATAATCAGTCTCAAGCCTTAGTAACTCAGGTTAGTTCCTTAGATCTTAGTAATACTTTAAGTGATTCAAGCTGTGTTCATTTAGCTATTCCTGTGTTTAGTGCTACAATGGATAGTAGATTTGGTGGCTCAAATTCTACAATGTTTGCACATTTAAACCATAACGAAAGAAAGTCTACCTTAAGTGTAACTCATAAAAATCTAACTGTTACGGATGGACCTAATCTGTTTGGAATAGACTCAACCACCACCCATGTCTACGAAGATACAGCAGCAACTCACTCTGATCTATCCATACCAACAGAAGATTTATCCGCTGTTTCAGACTTTTTAGATTCTATAATAACAAGAGTTCTTACTACATCAGGACAAGAAGTAAAAGGAGCTATTTATAATAACTATTGTTCAAAAATTAGTATAAAGAACTGTGAAGGTCCAATTTACATAAGAAACTTTTTTGTTGATCCTGCAAATTCCGTTGAAAATGGAATCGAAGTTAATAACTCAGAAGTTGTTCTTGAAAACTGCGCTTCTATAAGAAGTAAAAACGCTGGATTTAAATTTAGTAATTCTAAAGTAATATTATCTAGATCAGCCTTTAGTTACAGAAATTACGAACTTGATGGAGGTCTTGGAGTCACTGCGAGAATTCCAAATAAAGGAGCTGGCTTTTTATGCTTAAACAGCGAAGTTACCTTAAGCTCTTTACCAGCGACTCTGGGATCTAGTGATGGAGCTAAAGACTACGGAGCTTCGGCAAAAGATGCCGTATTCATCGCAGCGAGAAATACTTATGGCTTTGTTTTACAAAACTCTATATTAAACGGAGGCTTGTCCAGATCAGATTTAACAAATCCAGAAACAGCCAGCTTGTTATCAGTAGAATGTAATAAGCAGGACGGATTCCTCTTAACAAATTCAATAGTTAATGTTAAAGGACTAATTGATGTTTATAACAATGATGTAGGCATAAACTCTAACAATTCTACAATAGTAACAGAGGAGTTATGTGTAGATAGACAAAACTCAGAGGGTTACTTAGCTACAGGTTCTCGATTTACATTTGATTCTTCTGGATTCTTTACAGAGGCGGGACAGGCTGTGCGTAGTCAGGTGGACTTTACGCAAAATAAGCAGCATGTTGTTCTAAAGAGTGGTAGCATTTTTGAGTTTAAGGAAAAAAACCATATGCCAACTCTTTATGGTTCCATGAAGTTCATGGTTAGTCATGGTGCTGAAGTTTTTGGTGTTGGTGGTAAATGTTATTTACCTTCTATTTCCGTTGAAAGCGGATCTAAACTTTCTCTTATTCATCCCTTTATTGATATCTCTGAGGATGGACCTAATTCTACAGTAGATTTTGGAAAAGCTTTAAGAGTTATTAATGGATCTGTGGCGTCTTTATATGGAACAAAAACAGGTTGTAATGCTATTGTAGGCCCTGATGCTTATGGTAAACAAATTTTATCGGCAGGAGCATATGTAGCAAATGGATCTACGTTAAATCTTCACGGCCCAACCCTTATAGCTAAATTTGGAGTTGATGTCTTAGTAGAGGATCATTCGACGCTGAATATCCAACCTTCTAGAAATAGAACTAACAATGGTTTAAATGCTAGTTCTTTTGATTTAGAGGATACAGCTAACCATACTAGCGTAGAGCTACATTCAGTAAAAGCTTGTTTAGTTGCTAATAACAACTCAACTATAAATCTTCAAGACCTTGGTGATTTTAGACCAAATTGGGATAGGACCACAAACGGGAGCAATAAGCTTAGTAACGGCTATGATTATGTTGTTGCCACAATAACTCCAAGTGCTTTAGTGGCTAATGGATCATTACAATTTTTCCCAAACCCCAATGATTCAACAACTGTAAATAGCCTTAATCTCCATAAGCCCACTAACTTAACGGGTTTAGGTTCTACATCATTTCCTAAATTTACATCAGGAACTTATATGAACACCTTCCTCGTTAATGATACTCCTGTATTAGGAACTAATAATGAAACTCTAAGAGGACAAGTATCATTAGGAGGAATGTGTGTTCGAGCTTTAGGAAACAGTGTAGTAAATGCTATGAATGTTCACTTCCCAACAGGTAACGATGGGGGAGAGCTTGACGGACTGCTGTATAATGCTTCTGGATCAAATTGTGATAGGTTAATGATTTGGAACATAGCAGATACTTCAAAACTAAATGCTTCTTATCTATCTGTTAGTGGGCTTTATCCGTTGGACGCTCAATACTATGGACCTAGCGCCGTTTATGTTTCCTCTGATAGTTATGGAACTAATGCTACTTCCTTTGATTTTGCTTCAGGAGCGCCTACAGGAACTCCAGATACAGGATCTTTAAGTATTCTTGATAGCTTTGGGTATTCTCCTGGTAATGGTTGGAGTCTTCCAATTGGAGCTAGTATAAACTCTTCTTTTACTAGATTCTTTCCAATGGATTTAACAGGTCTTGATAAAACCGATCTATCGGGAGCTGAGATTATCCTGGAGTCTAATGAAACCTCCTTACAGTATGGAGCGTCAGCAGCAGCTAACACAGGACCCTTTAGGCTTTATTTCTCTGTAAGTCCTGCCGCAAAGGTTTTAGCTACTGATGTTAGTGGTTACGCTTATGGAGTATTTAATGGCTATGGTGCTGGTCAACCATACGACGGAGAGGTAGGTGCTGCGTATCAGATATTCTCACAAGGTTATAACTTATCCGCTCCTGTTTCTGCTCTAAACTTAGAAGGCGGTAATTCAGCAAGTTCAGTTTATCCTCAACTACTAAAGATGAGTAAAGATACTGATGCCGATAATTTACCAGATAGCCTTGTAACTTCAGGATTCTACTATTGTTCTGAGTTTGTTGAAAGTAATCCAACTCAATGTATGCTGGATGAATCCGCAGCGGCCACGTTTGCTAATGCTAAAAACGCATCTTTAGGAACTTCTGGTAGGCCAAAGAAGGTTACTGTATATCGAGCAGGATCTGATTCAGCCACAAATAGAGAATCAGAGGCGTATCAGGGAGATTCTATAGTAGGATTTAAGTCTTCTAATGTGTTTGATTTACGGAGAGATTGTTAATTATGGCTGAGTTCAATTTTAAAGATAGTAACTATAGGTTCTCTGATCCTATTAGATTTTTTAAAGCTAATGATCCCTATTATTTTGAAGTCGATAATATTCCTTTAAAACAACTTCAAGAAAACTGTTTATGGTTGAAAGATCAGCTTAGACAGTCTACACCTGAAGTTCAAAAAGTAAAAAGGGCTGATATTGATGAGCTTAGACCTTATGCTACTGGAGGGGATAGACTAGTTCGAGTTAATCCAGGAAGATATACTGCTAGAGTAAACGATGCGACTAAGTATAGACCTCTTGCCTATCTTCTTAGACAGTCGGGTCAAGAGGTTGGAGAAACTGATTCCTGGCTCGCTGCGGTTCCTGGAGAAGGCACCTTTGGAACAAACTCAACTATATCTTGGAATACATTTTTAGATGGGGCTCTACAAAAGTTTAAGAGTTCAATCTATTCTACTGGAGGAGGTCCTTTAGATACTACTAACTCTTTAGGTCTAAATGGTTTAGAGACTAGAGTTTTTACTTGGCCCGTTGTTAACTCAGACTTTGCTATCAACAACACTGGAGTTGTTTTAGATGACTCCGTTTCTTATATAAAATACGCTCAATTAAGCGAGAATAACCCAGGAGGATCAGTAGCCTTTGTTCCCACAGTAATATCACAAGCAATACTCTGGGCTAAAAGCTTTTCCTCACAAAGTTTTCCTCTATTTACCCATGAAGGGATTGAGTCGGATGGTTTTGCTAAATTAGCAAGAACTGAATCACACTTTGTAAAACTATGGAGAGGTGTTGCTAGAACTGCTGTTGTAGATATAGACGAAGAACTTACTATTGAAGTTCCTGCTTTTAATACAGAAGACTTTAACTACATAGATGAAGATGGAAATGAACAATCAGTAGATGGTGTACAAACTAGAATTGATTTAGTATTCATTTACACTAAACCTGTAGATATGGAAGAAGTAAATATTCTTAAACCTACAGGAAAAACAACTATAACAAAACCTCAGTTAGGTATCGTTAAAGGAGCAGGTATAAAACTTAATTTAGATCCTATAAATAACGAATCAGCAGAGAGGGGTATATGGCAACCCACAACGGATGAGCATAAAATCTTAGCTTGCCCAGCAGACCAAAATAATCCAACATTAGGATTTACAGCTACTTCTGCTAACGATCTTGCTTATGATGTTAGAGGAACCTTCCCAACCCCAGACGATCTACTTAACTTAGCTCCATTACTTTCAGAAAGATTAGAGACGGACGCTATCGAATTGGTAGGTCAAAGTATTCTTCCTGTTGCTTATGTGTGGGTTCGTAACGAAGGCGATTTACTGACTAATGGCAGTGTCCCTGTTCAAACAACTGATGTTATTGATATTCGTCCATTCTTTAGAACAACAGAATTAGCTTACAATGAAAGAGCAGGTATCGCAGCAGCGTTTCCTCAATTATCTCTAGCTAATCCCGCAGTAGGCAAAGCACAACTAGATTATGAATTAAGAAGAGTTCATAAAGACTTATTAGCAAAAATACCTGTAATTGGTGAGGGTCCTTCAATAGGGCTTAAAACTGTTGCTATGGGATATGTTTATGGTGGTTGGTTCTTTGGACCCGAAGGAACTATTTTAAACTATTTTCAAAATGCAGTTTCTCCTTTAATTACTAAACAGCAGGTAGGACAGCAAATGGGGTTTGTTAACGCACCTAATTACCCTGATTGGGATATAGGAGAGTGGACCCAATACTATGAATTAGATTCTCCAGGAAAGTATGCTGTAGACTACATCAACTATGCGCCTTTGGGCACTCCAGAAACTTTGGTTGCCGGATGTTTCTCTGGAAAGGTTAATGAGGATGGAAAAACTGATGGTGGAGCCGAGCCGCCAACAACGCTAGGTACAGCACAAGGAGGAACACAAGAAACTATATTAACTGCCGCCTCACAAGACAGAGCAATTATATACAAAAAAACGATATACTTTGATAGACCGTCAGACATGATTGACTACTCTGTTAACGTGCATTTAATAAATAGTATGCTAGTTTATGATGGTACTACCGAAGGAAGCAGTGATCAAGGTTTGGCAAAAAACATTTATGTTGCTAAAGAATTTAATAGATTTACCATTGTAGTTACTAATGGATTTAATATACTTGATGATCAATACCTTGATGATATTCAAAACAACAGAGCTGGTAAAGCAAACAACAGAATGGCACAAGTAACTGTTTGTGTACCTCCTTTAATGTACTCGCAACTAGACCAATCACTTAACTCTAGTTGGTCTAAAGGTATTCTCTCTTTTGGAACTTGTTATTACCCAACTGTTCAATGGACTATGACAGGTGTTTATCCAGAAGACTCAGCTTATTATGGTGGAGTTACTGTTAACAGTCCTTCTAACCCCTTAAATGTTATTAGATAATGTGTTAAATGGTATTCCAAGATCCGTTAGAGCCATACAAGAAAAATGGAACTAAATTAACATTTGATTGTGGTAAGCTTTTACCTGGATATGGAGAGTCTGATTTTGATGACTATGACCCTCCATTAGACGATGTTGATGTTCCAGGAACTATCGGTTGGGATGACGCAGGAAATGATAACGATGTAGATCCACAACTCTGTCAGTGCCAAATTATTCCATATGTTGCTGAAAGTAGTACAGAGTTTCTATATGGGTTTGATGGAGGACAGCATGTAATTAGAGGTTATTTGGTTTGCTTAACCTTTCTTCAAGAGTGTAAAGAGGCTGATCCAAGTAATCCTCCTACTACAATTCAAAATCTTATTTCACAATTTGTTCCTAATGACGGAAATAATGTTAGAGTTGACGGAATAACAGGAAGTCCTTGTAGCTGTGGCAGTAATGAGTGTCCTCCTATTACTATTTGTTACGAACTACCTCTTACAGGAGATAGACCAAACGTTACACCTCCTCCAGGAGGAGGTGGAGGTCCAACTCCAGGCCCAACTACCCCAGGTCCAGGAGGAGGCGGTAATATTAAGTGTTTATGCGTAGTTAAAAGCGTAACAACCAGATATGTAGGACCAACAACTCCAGTATTTGACGATAGTGCTCCTTTACTATCTTGTAGTTCATTTGAAGTAAATGTGGAGTTAGAGTGTAAAAGATACGATATTAATAACCCAGTTGAAAATGATCAGTATATTAAGGACTCACTTACAGCGAGTATAACTAGAGGTGCTTATAATGATCTTCAAAATAATGGTGATATTAATCCACCCTTACCTACATCTCCTAACACTTTTGATGATATAGGTAAAGATTGTTGTGAGGATGATAGCGGTCCTTGTGAGAATATTATTTATACTTATGTTGTATGCGAACCGAAAGAACCAGTTGGAACTACTCCAATAGAGACTGGAGGAGGAGAGCCGGGTGATGGTATTATTTTTGTTGCTGATCCTATAGTAGATCAGGATTTAATTAGTGATTTTGGAGTTACTAATGAGTCTGACCCTGGAGGAGGAGCAGGAGATGGTATTATTTTTGTTGATGGTTCTGTTACTGATCAGGATTTAATTAATGATTTTGGAATTACTGATGGAGTAGATTCAGACCCTCCACAACCTCCATTTGTTACTGCTGGAGGTTTAACTGGGGTTGTAGTTCCTCCCCAGCCACCTTTTATTGCTACCAATGGACTAACAGGAATTCCTTCTCCTCCTAGCCCTGGAGGGGGCGGTGTCACAGGAATTAGAGTTCCCTTCAATCAAAATGCTGGAGTCTTTGTTAGTACGGAAGGGAACTCAGGAGGAGGAGGAGGAGGAGGTAACTCTGGAAGTCTTGGACTTCCTTCTCAAACAGTAAATGCACAAGTAGAAGGAGACTTTAAACCCTCTAGAATTCTAGATGAGGGTATAGTTCAAAATAACTTGCTTAATCAGTCTGGAGAGATTGATTTAAATAATCCTCTATTTTTAGAGTATTTATCTAATAATGACCTACTAGCTCTTACTGATGATGATATTTCTATAAGAAAAAATAGAAAACCAAAAGGACTTGTACAAAATAATCTTTATTTAAATATCTTTAAAGATCAAATATCAAA